TTTTAATACCGTCTTATTTATTTTTTTATAAGCTTCATTAACTTGTTTTTGAAATTTATTTGAAAACTTATTTTCGTTTGCACCTTTGTGTTTTTTATCTACAAGGTTGAAAAATTCTTTCTTTTTTTCATCATCTAAATCTTCTGGAGATTCTACACCAAACTTAGCTAATAATTTCTTAAAAAGCAATTGATATTTTTTTTGTTTATCACTTAGTTCATCTGCATTTTCTAAATCTTCTTCACTTTCAGGGGCTTCTACGTCCTCTTCGTTTAATTCTTTAATTTCATAGTACTTACCAAGTTTTGAACCGATGTCTTCATAAACAGATTCCATTCTTTGTTGTAGTGTTGACATGTCTTTTGCAGTACTCTCAAAAATCTTTATAGCTTCACCAATAGCTCTTGTATCTCTTTTTACTGATACAGCATCGAACCAGTCAGCTGATTCTTCCATAGCCATTCTACTGGCATTTTCAGCCATTGTTGTTATATTTTCAACCATCTCTTGGATTTCTTGAGTTTTATAAATATGTTGACCATATTCATTAAATTTTGAAACTGCTTCCAAAGTAGCCTTACGTTCTTCTTCTGTCATACGCTTTGTGTTAAGACTAGATTCGTTGAGCCGTTTCCATTTTCTAATATCGAATCCCATTGTTATTTTCTCCTATTTGGTAGATTGCACTTGCAAGTTAATTCGCAAAGCATTTCATTAATTATATTATTTATTTTATCATATTTCTTATATGGTTTATGAGTTATAGATTCATTTACAGGTTGCATAAACGCTCCTTGTGTTGAAGGGTTTGAAACAAAGTCCCAACAGACTAATTCAAAATCAGGTTGTACTTTAACTACTGGACTTTCTCCATCTTCACCTTCGTGTATTTCTTCAACAGAACCTAAACCTCTAGATGATATACCAAGTTTAACTCCTGCCTTTAATAATTCTTTTAATATATTTCCAGCTGGTGTACTTAATACTTCTATTGTACCAACTAAATCATTACCTTTCCACCAAATCTTTTTTACATTATGTGAAACATTTTGTAAATTAACGATACTTGATTCTGGATGGTCTAATTCGCCTAATGCTCTATTTTCTGCAATTTGTATAGATGAATATTTTTTGGCCTCTCTCATTAAAGTTTCTTTAGGATATACTCTACCATTTTGGTTTTTTGCACCAGCTCTTTGAAGTATACCCGATACAATAACCTTACCATTATTTTTTCTTTCTGATTCAGTTATAGTTTTAGGAGATATATCAAATGCAGTATAATCTATTAATAATCCTTTTTGCATTTTAGAATCCTCTTAGTTTTTCTGCAATATTTATCATTCTTTCAGAAATTCTTGCGAGATTACCTCTTGTCGATTTCCAATATTTTGTTGAATCAACTCCAGTTTCTGTTTTTAGTTTTACATTTTGATTAATTATTCTTTCTATCTTAAATAATCTGCTATTAACTTCCCTTATAGCTCTATTAACTTTTTGTTTTGAAGTCGCTGTTTCATCTTTCTTGTAATCATTATAATTTACTTCACCAAGAAATTGTTTAGCCATTTTTACAAATGTAGATTCTTTCATATCATCCTTTTTCTTTTTTTTAAATGCTTTAGGTGTATCATATGCTTCACCACCACCAGTTACGTTTTCTTCTTCTAACTCTTCTTCTTCTATTTTTTTGAAGTCCTCGTTAAACATTTTATTTAATTTTTTATTTAACGACATTTGCCAACTCCTTAGTTAAATCATATGCACGTAATACTGATATTATATATTTATCTTTTATTGTTTTGTCTTCTTTTATTTTTTTTAATTGAGTACTTACTTCATTGAGTTTAATTTTAACAACATTTTCTTTAACAAGTTTTGCAAGTTTATCTATCTTAGATGTTGTGTTATTTATCTCTCCATAAACATATTCTTTAAGCTTGTCTGTATTTGATATATTGTTTATATATTCTTTTAACAACGATTTTTGTTTTTTACCTAATGTACCATATTTTTCATTAAATTTTTCTAAAAGTATTTTATAGGAAAGCATTCGAATATCTTTATCTTGTTTTGAATAAAGATTATATGTTTCGTCAATTTTTGTTTTTGTAGATTTTTTATTCATAATTGTTTCAATTAAGGAATATCTAAATCTTACAGAGTTTGAGGGAGACGCTCCTTCAAATAAACAATATATCGATGCATTTCTAGAATAATTAGAAACTTGCATCTTAAAAAATTCTTCAACATTATAATGTTTTTTAATTTCTTTAATAAGATTATATTTTTGCTTTCTTAATGTAGAACTAGAAAGACGAGCTCGTTCTTTTAATACTGCATCTAAAAATTTTTCAGCTTTATTTTCTTTATTAAATTTTTCTTTCAAAAGTGTTTGATATAAACCTAGCTCTTTTTTAAGAGTAGTATTCTTTTTAAAAAATTCTCTAATTATATTTATTGCAGAAGATTTTTCAACACCATTTACTGTATCACTTGTTACCTGTCTTATAAGTAATTCAAATAGAATACCTGTGTTTTTATATTTTGAGTGTTTTACTGCCAATTTTTTCCTTTTTTATATACTTTTATATAATAATAAATATCAACAAGTATATTAAATATTGCTATCTAATAAATTTTCCTCATTAAGTAAAGAAGATTTTTTTTGTTTCGGCATTGTTTTAAAAATATTAATTGCTGTTGACTTTTTATCTTCTTTTTTCATAAACTTTCTTTTGTTTTTATTGTTTTTTAATTTTGTGTCTCTAAATCTTTCTTCTTTACCTATCGGGTCTCTACCTCTTGCAGATTTTTGAGTTCCATACTTAGCACCTTCCTTAGGTCTTCCTGCACCAGGTTTATTTTCACTAACTTCATCTTTATTTTCTCCCCATAAATCATCTGCATCCTGTGGTTCTGGTTCAAATCCACCTTCAATATCAGCTGGTGGTAAACTACCTTGTTGCATTGCCCAATCTGTTGCAACTGCTTCTCCAGAATCAACAGGGTCATTTCCATTTTCGAGTTCATTATGTCTAAAGTAACGTTTTCTATCTTGTACAACACCTCGTTGTTGTTCTTTCATTTCTTCATCTGTCATATTAAATATGTTTTTATATGCCCATTCTTCTGAAACTAACCTGCCGTCTTTTATTGTTGTTGCTAAATCTAATTTATATTGCCATAATTCTATCTTTTCTTGTTCTGCTATAGCTGAAGAATTTGTAAGGCTTAAATCAAAATTAACTAATTCTTCTTCTGTAAATCCTTGAGAATATAGATGTACCATTGCAATCTTAGTTAATTCTGAAATAAATATTCTTTGTATTCTTTCAATTGTTCTAGAAAATCTTACATCCATTGCAGCTAGCGTTGCTTTACCTTCAACACCTTCTTCATAACCTAAAAACGCTTTAGGTATTTTTAACGCAGCAAACATTCTATGTTTTAAATAATCTACATCTTCAATTCCACCCCACTCCATTCCAGACATGCTATCAATTTCTGTTCCAGATTGACCACCTCTTACAGGTAAATATACATCTTCCATCATATTGGCCATATTGAATCTTAAATTATATTGGCCGGTTGTTTGGTCAATATATGGAGTTTTTTTCATTTGATTGATTACTCTTTGCATATATGTATCAACTTCATTTGGAGGTATATTTCCAATATCAATTTTATATATTCTTTTTTCTGGAGCTCGCATAATTCTATGAATTAACATAGCATCTTCCATAAGTGTAAGTTGTTTGTATGTTTTACGAGCAGGTTCAATCATTGATTTTCCATAAGGTAAGAAATTCATATCATTCAATAATCTAAAATGACCTACCTCATAATTATTATAATGTGTTTTTGCACCACCCGGAGCTTGACCTGTTTGGCCACCCATAGAAGGGTCATGTGTAAACTCAACTAAATCTGGATTTGATGGGTCAATACCTTCTTCTCTAAACATTTCATATGCTGATAATGGTATTGCGTTTGTTATACCAATTTTTTCTGTA